AGCGAAGCTGCTGATTCATCAGGTAATAGTAAAAGAGGTAGAGCAATGTTCAACGATTCTTTTGCCCCTGCAGAATGGAGTTTCAGTACTTACATGAGACCAACTACATCAGGATCCGGTAATACGTGGGCGTCTAACGAACACGCAGGAAACGCAAAGAAATTTGCAGTAGAAGGGCCTTTATGGGCAGCTATGTCTGCAACCACTTATAACTTAGGTGTAGGCGGAACAGGAGCACCAACAGCCGCGTCATTTGAGCCGAACGTATTTAACTTTCAAAACTCAAATAAAGTAGCACTTGGTGTGTTTGATTTATACTTTGTACTAGGAGCAGCAAAAGATGCTTCCCCTGCATTGTATACAACTGGCACAGACGGCGTAACAGTATATAAAATTTCTGATTGTTCAGTAGGCTCAGCATCTATAGACTTCGATATCGAAGGACTAGCACAGGTAGCTTGGTCAGGACAAGGAAAGAAAATTAAGGAAGTAACTCAACTCAAGACTTCTTCTGGTGGAGCAACATCTCCAGCAGTAGTCGGAGAAGAGCATACTGTCAAAGGTTTAATTAACGAAGGAATATCAAGTACTTCAAATTATATTAGACAAAAGCTTACATCATTAGCAATTGCTTTTGATTTAAGTGACTCAACAGGAGCAGGTGAGGCAAGTGATGGAGAAGATCAATTACTAGCTGATAAAACCTATAATGTTGTTTTAACTGGTGGTAATATTACGATTGAAAACAATCTAACTTACCTAACACCAGAAACCTTAGGGTCTGTTAATCAGCCTCTAGGACATGTAATGGGAACTAGAAGTGTTTCAGGTAACTTTACCTGTTACTTAAATAGTGCGGCAGACGGATCAATGGACTTATTAGAAGACCTACACGAAGCTGACGATATGATTACTAATAGTTTCGATATGACATTTAGCATAGGTGGAGCAAGTGCTCCTAAAGTTGCGGTAGCAGTACCAAATTGCCATCTTGAATTACCAACTCACTCTATAGACGATGTGATTGGTGTCGATGTTAATTTCCATGCGCTACCAGCTGATTTATCTTCAGCTACAGCCAGCGCAAGTGCAAATGAAATAACACTTACATATACATCATAAATAAACTTAACGGTGGGCAGGATAACCCTGTCCACCTTTTTTAGGAAAAAAATAAATGAACGATACAGTAAAAAAAGAGACTCCAAAAGCAGTCTCACTAAAGAGTCTAATGACTCCAACAAAAACAGTAGAATTTGACTATCCTGGTTGCGAAGGCTTTAAAGTAAAGCTTTGTTATCTTGCTAGAGAAGAACTCATGAGACTTAGAACTCGTTGTGTATCTCAAGTATTCAATAAGAAGACTAGAGGTTATGAAGAACAAATGGACGATGATAAGTTTTTAGTAGAGTATACCAAAGCAGTAATAAAAGGGTGGACTGGGTTTAAACTTGGATTTGCAAAAAATATGTTACTTTTAGGGGATTTAACTCCTGAACAAGAAGAATCAGAATTAGAATTTTCACAAGAGAATGTAGAAGTTCTTATGAAAAACTCTAGTGATTTTGATGCATGGGTAACAGAACAAGTTGGTGACCTAGAAAATTTTACGCAGAGCAAGTAGCCTGGGCACTTGCACAGATTGATAGGTTTTTTGGACAGAGTATAAGCGTAGAAGCATATATTCAAGTATGCCACGAACTAGGACAGGAACCAGACCCAGATGAGATGCCCCCTGAGCTATCGGATTTTCCGTTAGAGATTCAGGAGGCTTTTCTTATACATGCAATGTTACCAGATAGATGGGACGGAGCAAGTGGAAGTTACATGGGCAAAGACTGGTCTCCTTTAAGAGACTTGTTAGACATTCATAAAGTGGAAGACCAAAGGACAGTCACTTTCTTCTTGAAACACGTAGAGAGCACTAACACGATAAATATCAATGGAGAGCTTAAACGTAAGCAAGACGCCGACAAGAGGCGAGCGAAGACTAGATAATGGCAAAGAAAATTCAAGCTGCTGAGATTATTATTAAAACCACTGATGGTGGTTCTTTTAAAGTCACGGGAAAAGAAGCAGAAAAACTCACTAAGAAAATGGATAAGCTTGGTGGGGCTTCTCAAGCAACCGATAGACGAATAAAAGGTGTAACTCAACAGTCATCAAACGCAACAAAAAACTTTAGTAAGCAAGCACAGACCATGCAAGGTGGTATTGTTGCTGTCTACGCAACCATTGCTGCTCAAGTATTTGCTGTTTCAGCTGCATTTCAATTCTTAAAATCCTCAATGGAAACCCGTAACCTTATAGAAGGCCAAAAAGCTTTCGGCTCTGTCACGGGTACAGCATATAAAACCCTAACCATGAATATACAAGAAGCAACAAAGGGCATGCTTGGCTTCAAAGAAGCTGCTAGTGCTGGTGCTATTGGTGTAGCTGCTGGATTAAGTGCTACTCAGTTAGGAAAGTTAGGTACAGCAGCAACAAATGCTTCTCTCGCACTTGGTAGAGATTTAACAGATTCTTTTAATAGGTTAATACGTGGTGTTACCAAAGCCGAGCCAGAACTCTTAGACGAACTCGGAATTATTTTACGACTAGAAAATGCTACTAATAAGTACGCTGTATCAGTCGGTAAAACGCGAGAACAGTTAAATGCTTACGAAAGAACGCAAGCAGTTTTAAATGACGTTTTAGAACAAGCCTCCACTAAGTATGGTATGATTCAGGAAAAAATGGATCCTGATGCTTTTGCTATGGGACAGTTCACAAAAGAAATGGACGACATGGTACTAGCTTTTCAAGAAGTAGTTATCAAAGGACTACTACCTTTTCTTAAATTCTTTAAAGAAAACTCTACTGCACTAGTTGCAGCTGTAGGGTTATTTGTGCTACCTATTATAAAATCTTTACTCCCTGACTTAAATCAAGCAATGAAGGATTCTGCAGATAGGTCTACAAAGGCTGCCCGCGTAATGAAGAAAAGTTTTCGACAAGCAGGAGACGCCGCAACTGATGCATTTGGAGCATTAAGAGGCGGAGGGTTGTCAGCCGATGATTCCGAATCTTACTTAAAAAAGAAAGGAGTAAAAACTGAGAAACAAGGGGACACAGGAGCAGTTCTAAGTAAAAGACAAATAGCAGCATATAGACGAAACGAAGAGAAAAAACTCGGTATATGGAAAAATATGAGGCGAAAAGAAAGAGCCGAGTTTAGACAACATTTAAACCAACAAGAAGCGATGCTAAATCGTAGCACCGTAAAACAAGTTAATATAGTTAGGTTTGGGGATAAATCAATACGAGCAATTAAAAAGGCAACAGCCGCCTCAGTAGCTGCAAGTTACGCATTTATGTCTAGAGCAGCCTCACTGGCAGCTAGTGCAATGAACAAAGCATTTATGGCAGCTGGTGTAATTGGTTTAATTGCTATGTTAGTTCAAGGTTTAGTTTCTTTATATAATTGGTTTAGAGATTTAGACCCTACTATGAAAAAGATGCGACAGGAGACGGAAAGGTTAGCAGAAGCTCATGAGACTCTAAATGAAGAATTAGGAAGAATGGTAAATGTTAGAACTACTGATTATTTACTAGATTTAAAAGGTGCTGTTGAACAAACAGGTAACGCTTTACAGAGTGCAGGCATTAGACAACAAATTGCTGATTACAACCAACAGCTTCAAAGAGGCCAAGATGTTTCAGGTTTTGTAGACATGGCAGAAAATCTTTCAATACTTGCTCCAGAGATGAGTGGTATGTTTGAAGAAATGTCAAAAGGAAATGCTATAACGAATGAACAAGCAGTAGCATTTGAAAACTTAGCATCAGGGTATATAAATGCATCGCAAGCTGCAAAGAATTTTTCACAAAGTCAACAAGCTCTAAATAAAGAACTAGATAAACAAGTTCGAAAATTTATGAAGTTACCTTTCCAGGATTTAATGACAGCCTCTACTGGTTATACTGCAGGATTAAAATCAGAGCTTGGAATAATAGACCCAGCTACATTTAAGGGCGATACCGTTACTCGTGATGGTGTACAATACGATAAGTTTGGATTGGTCGGGCAGGCTCAAGAGCGTGAAAAAGCAAGACTTAAGAGGCTAAAAGAAATAGAAGAAGGCAAAGGACTGCCTGTAGGAACTAGAAGAGAATCCTATCGTTATGAGGAGGGAGGATCCGGTGGTGTATTAGGTTATACTAAAGGTGCAGACTTTTCTTTTTATAATAAAGATGGCTCATTTAAAACTCCAGAGGAGTTTGCAAAGAGCGTTATGACTGGTGATATTATGCCTGGAATTGCAGGTGGTTTGCAAACCAGCAGTAAAGCAAAGTCTGGTTTCGAAGAAGGCTCCAGGTCTTACGAAAATGCCATGAAGGCGTTTAACAGGGAAAAAACTTTCCAAGACGAAAAGCAAAAAATTATAGATGAAGGAAAAGAAGACGAAAAACAACAATTATATAAGTTAGAACTTCTAAGACAGCAAGAAGCTTTAGAAAGCAAAATGACTAAACTACAAGATGATACAATAGAGTTTTCTGCTACACAATTAACGAATAAAGAGAACTTAGTAAAACATCTTGGAAAAGAAGAACTAAAACAACTAGACATATTAGCCACTAAAAAACTTCAGCTACAAGATTCAGAAAACATGGCTAATTTAGAAACTCAAGCAGCTGAATTAGCACATGCAAGTAACTTAGAAAAAGCAAAAGGAGCTTTATTAGCTTATGAAATTCCAGGTACAGAGCAATTAAAGTTTACTAAAGAACAAATAATGGCTCTAGACGAAGAAGGTATTAAGGATCTACTCACAAAGAATGATCTTTCTACACAAGCTCTAGAAGCTTCCACATTAGGTGTTAAGAATGCGCAAGCAGAAGAAAGAATACTCAAAGAACAAAATAAATTAAAGAAAAGACAATTAGAGTTAGAAGAAAGACTTTTAGGTTACTCAGACACACGAGCCAATTTACTTAGACAACAAAAGATAGATACAATGACCATAGCACAGGCTGAAATAGCAATGGCAAACGCAATGAGAACTACTTCTGACCCCTACGGCCTATATGGAACACAAAGAACGGCAAAAATGGGTAACTTAGATACTCAAATAGGTACTCAGCAGAGTATGTTAACAAATACACAAAGTGCTCTTAAAAATACAGGTGCTAAAGGTACAGTTGGAGCAGATGGTTTCTATAGTGGTGCTCATTTAACATTGGAACAAAAAGAGTACAATAGATTAAAAATGGAAGAGCTAACTATAGAAAATGCTCTTGCAAAATTAAGAGGCCAAAAACAAGTAATGCTTGATGAAGAAAGTGGCGCTACAATGCAAGGTGTACTAGATAAGAAACAAAAAGATCTAGAGTTTGAAAGAGAGAAAGTATACTCTCTTAATCCTGCTACTGCGCAATTTAATGCCCTTATGTTAGAGGCAAAACAGAAAAACATAGTATTAGACGATAAAAAGAAAGAGCAGTTAATGGAACAAGCCATAGCAATGGAATCTTTAAAAATAGAAACAGAACTAATGGACGGTATTACTAATACTCTTTCAAATGGATTCGTTTCTATGTTCCAATCAATGGTAGATGGCACAAAGTCATTTAAAGACTCTATGAAAGACCTTACCAAATCAGTACTTACAGACTTAGCAGC